GGAACGACTAGAGGCTGACATCACGCTTGATATCAGCGTTGATATGAGCGACTTGCGCTTTACCCATGGTAAATACAACGTCACGGATGACGTGCTGTGAGAGCAGCCATACCGCTTGAGAGTAGCTATGGCAGCACCAGGTTAGATGCTAACCGACAGCAAACGCTGAACTTGTTTCCGCATACGCTGCGAGGCTATCGGCAGATACCTGGGTATGTAGAGTTTGCCAACTTCCAAGCCACAGGCGAGGCGATTACTGATGCAACATCTTCACCTTTAACTGACAGCAACAGCGAAGCGATTACCGCTAGTATCACCCCAGGGGGTGCTGACAGAGGTTTGATTGCAAATGGTCCGAATGGATTGCTGTATCAAGTTACAGGCGATGCTCTTTACAGTATTGACTCAGGTGGAGCAGCTATCTTTCTAGGCGAAGTGGTCAACAGCCCAACGCCTGTCGTAATGGCGACGGACCAGAATCAGTTAATTATTACTACGGGTGGAACACCAGACGCTTATGTCTATACCGTGGCAGGCGGCCTTGTTGAGATTTCGGATACTGATTTACTGCTGACCAGTTCAGTAGCGTTTTTAGATAGCAGATTTATTTACCAACAGCCTGACGGGTTTTTTGTTGTGTCTGCCTTGAATGACGGCACGACGATTGACTCTTTGGACTTTGCCCAAGCAGAGGCGTTACCAGATGACTTAGTACGGGTTTTGAGTCTGAACCAACGGCTATACTTATTTGGTGAAACAACCACTGAGATATGGTTTACCAGCGGCACAGGGCGACCACCGTTGTCACGGCAGAGCGTCATGCAGCATGGTCTATGTGGGACACATGCAGTCGCAGCAATTGACGGCATCATTTACTTCATCGATGAGAATCGTCGCCCAGGCATGTTGAGTGGCGAGAACTTCCAACCCTTGTTCGTCCCTGCAATTGGTGAACAGTGGGCCAGCTACAACGGCAGTGATTTTACGACAGCAAGAGTCACCGCATACTCGCTGCATCAAGAGCAGTTTGTTGACTTTATATTTGCTGATCAGGGCGAAATCTGGACGTATCACGTAACAAGTCAGACATGGTTTGAAAAGGACTTCATGACGACGAGCGTTGTACACGACTATGACTTTGTACTCGCGGCCCACTCAGCAAACAAAAAGATTTACAAGTTAGACTTTTCTAACTTCCAAGCTGATGGCGCAAACATGACCCGTCGCAAAGACTTGCCGCTGATTAGTAGTGAGGCTCTTGATGTGGGCGGTGCTGAGATGGTGATCGATCAAGTCAAGTTGCATTTAGATACCAGTGCAAGCTCAAGCGTGTCGTTAAAAGTCAGCAAAGACCTATCGAGTTTCACCACCATAAACACAATGACGCTGAACGGGAATAAAACGATTGATATCAATGGAATCGGGAAATGTCGTGAAGTGATTGTTCGGGTAGAGACGACATCAGATTCGCAGGTTGACATCCTAGATGCCGCCATTGATGCACAAATTTTGAGAGGGTGAAATGGGCCAGCTAACACAAACAACAACTCAAGTTCAGACAATACTAGATGACGCAGATGCGTCTAATGTGGGTAACACCAGTATCTCTGATGCGAGTGATACAAAAGCGACAGCAGTCAAAAAATCAGGCTTTCATTCGCTAGGCGCTAGTGCGTCAAACGCCCCGTCGTCTGAGCGATCTGTGCTCATCTCTGCCGTTAGAAATACAGCAGCGAGTGGTGAGATACGCTATGGTCAAATCGTGCTTACAGAAGGCTCTGAGCTTTATTGGGCCGTCGATGACAACGGGACATTAAGCTCTTGGTCGCAGGCGATTGGCACAGCCACCACACAAACACTAACCAACAAAACACTAACCAGCCCCGTCCTCACGACTCCCCAGATCAACGACAGTTCTGCTGATCATCAATACATCTTTGCTGCCGCTAATTTGGCAGCAGACCGCACAGTTTCTTTGCCCTTATTGGCAGGCAACGATACATTTGTTTTTGAGGCGTTTACTCAGACGCTAACGAACAAAACCTTGACCTCAGCGGTGCTAAACACAGGAGTCAGTGGAACTGCGATTAAGGACGAGGACAATATGGCCTCTGATTCTGCGACGCATCTCGCTACGCAGCAATCAATTAAAGCCTATGTTGACTCACAAGCCAGCAGTGTTACCGCCTCATCTACCACGACGTTTACGAATAAAACGATCAACGCAAGTAATAACACCCTATCAAACATACCAATGTCTGCAACCAGTTTTGCAGCAGGGACAGGGGTAACTCTTTCGACAAATACGTTGAACGTCGATGCCGCACAGACGGGCATAACCAGTTTGCTTGCGACTGATATAAAAATTGGTGAGGACGATCAAACCAAAATTGATTTTGAAACCGCAGACACCATCAACTTTTATGCAGCCAACACAAAACAACTCGCTTTAACTGATGGCGCATTAAACATTTTGGCTCAAGGCGATTTAAGGTTAGAAGATTCCAGTGGTGGTGAATACGTCGCCCTGCAAGCTCCATCAAGTTTAAGCTCGTCATATACCCTAACGCTGCCAGCAGATGATGGTAGTAGTTCACAAATTCTAACAACTGATGGCTCTGGAGTATTATCCTGGGCAAGTATTTCTACAGCAGGATTAACAGACGGTTCTGTTACTACAGCGAAACTTGCTGATGATGCAGTTACTTCTGCAAAACTAGCTCATGCCTTAGACATTACCACCTCTGTATCTGTTGGAGGGAGTTCTGATGGTGTAGCTATTAGCCAAGGAGCAATAGCACTCAAGAATGGTGGCACTCAATCAAAAATTGACTTCTATTGTGAGAGCAGCAATGCCCACTACACGAGAGTGCAAGCGGCTGCTCATAGTGCCTACTCAGGAAATATAACCCTAACCTTGCCAGCCTCAACGGGTAGCTCTGGACAGGCAATGGTCACAGATGGGTCAGGTGCGCTCAGTTTCGCTACCGTGTCTGGTAGTTATAATTCGTGGCTTGTAAAAACCAGTGCATATACAGCATTAGCTGGTGATCAAATAGTGGTAAATAGTGCTAGTGCCGTAACAATAACGCTCCCTGGGTCAGCTAGTGCAGGAGATACAGTAATTATTAAAGCAACGGGTGGTGGCACAGTAACAATAGGAAGAAACTCACAAAACATAAACAGCGCAGCGGCAGATTCAACTTTATTTAATGGAAATGCAGTTCAACTTGTCTATGTAGATGGAACGATTGGATTCCTTGAAATCTAGGAGAATTAAAAGATGGCAGTAATTGGTAGTAATAATGAACAAGGTGCTTACCCTACAATGGTTTTTCAGGAAAGCCAAACTTGGGCATGTCCTGTAGCAATGGAAGCAATTGTTTACGTCATAGGTTCAGGAGGGGGAGGGGCTGCGGTTGGAGGTAATTCAGATGCTTCTTATAATCCCAGAGGAGGAGCAGCAGGAGGATGCGCTGTTTCAAGACTGTCTTTATCTGCTCAAAATTACACTGTGACCATTGGCAGTGGTGGGGCCTATGCAAGTGCTACTGCAACCAGTGCTGGAAATGCAGGAGGCAATTCTGAGTTTTCAGGAACAGGCATCACTACAATGACAGCTAATGGTGGTGCAGGAGGCACTGTTTCTAATAGTGCTCAAGATACTACTGCTGGAGGTGGTACAGCTACAGGTGGAAATTTGATGAACAACACAGGGGGCGGTGGAGGCCCTAATACCAGTGCAACTAATGTTATTAGTGGGGGAGGAGGTGTCAATTTGTATGGCAGTGCTTGTCATGGAGATGGGCAGGAGGCCACTTATGCGGCTGGTGGAACTCCTATTGGAATTTCTGGGCCTGATTATGCAAGAACTTATTATTATCCAGGTATGGGGAGCTTTAGTAATGCAAGAAACACTGCTCTTTCTATCAATTATTTTTCATCGTTGATGGTTCATCAATCTGGCATAAGTTCAATTGCTGATGTTGATAGTGCAAGTAACAAAAGAACTTATTTTCCATCAACAGTTTATTCTAATACTCGTCAATACGTGACAGTTAGTTCTAACTCTCAATATAAAGGGCTTTACGCACAGGCAGGGCCATTTTGTGGTGGTGCAGGATATAGGTCAACCTGTAGTTCCAGTGACTTATTTGCAATGGCAGGTGGAGTCGGAGCTGGTGGGGGAGGAGTCACGAACATGAGTAGTGGTGAATCAGGATATGCTGGCCCAGGTGGTTCTGGTTTAATAATAATCTTCCCCATTCAACTAGGATAAAAATATGGCAATTATTAAACTTACAAAAGATGGTGTAAGTAACGAGATTGTTGCTAATTTCAGGTGGGCTAAAGCAACTTATCCTGATCATACTGTTGAGGACATAACTGTTTATCCTACAAGCGATGAAATACTTGAGGAAGAAAAAGCAGAAGCTAGGCAATGGAGAAATGATGAGTTAGAAAGAACTGACTCATTATCGTTGTTAAGTGACCATCCTCAGAAAACACAGATAACTGCTTATAGAGTCGCTTTAAGAGACTGGCCTAGCACCAGTGATTTTCCTGATACACCTCCTACAATGGGAAGTTGATGAAAGAAGTTAATTTAACAACTCCAGAGCAACCTTGTTTTATAGGAGCTTGGTATCTTCCTGATGCAAGTTTATGTGATGAAATTATTAGTGCTTATGACACAAATTCGTTTAAAACAGTACAAGGGGTAGTAGGCGGTGGTGATAACGATATAGTAGATACAACAATAAAAGATTCAATAGATTCAAGCCTATATGATGTTCCCGATCTTGCGAATAAATTTACAGCTAATTTACTTGCTGTTTTAGAACAGTATAAACAGAGATTTTTTTATTCAAATCATGTTGATACTTTTTTTGTTGATCGTATAAATATCCAAAAGTATCCAAAAGGTGCAGGGTATCATGCGTGGCACACTGAAAGGATGAACGCTAATTTTAGGCATTTAGTATGGATGACTTATTTGAATGATATTAAAGAAGGTGGTGAAACTGAATTTTACTATCAGAAGCTTAAAGTAAAGCCACGCAAAGGACTGACACTGATTTGGCCTGTTGACTGGACGCATACCCATAGAGGGATAGTGGCCCCAAATGAAGAAAAAATGATTCTTACAGGGTGGTTTAGTTTTTCACAGCCTCAAGTTAATTTAGAGGCAGCCTAATTAACACAGGACAGGAATATGGCTACATATGTAAATAATTTAAGACTAGAAGAAATAACAACAGGCGATGCTTCGGGCACTTGGGGCACAAAAACAAATACTAATCTTAGTCTCATTGGTAAAGCTTTAGGGTATGCAACGGAAGCTTCTTTTGGTTCTGATGCTAATGCCACTACCACTGTTGCTGACGGTGCAGATGATCCCGCACGAGCCTTATATTTTAAGGTTACTAGTGGAGCCACTTTAACCGCTACACGAGAGTTAACGATAGCTCCTAACACCATATCAAGAGTGATGATTATTGAGAACGCTACCACTGGTTCGCAGATAATTACTATAAAACAAGGATCAGGAAGTACAGTCAATATACCCGCTGGGGGTGTAAAAATAGTCTATCTTGATGGTGCGGGTGCTGGTGCTGCGGTAGTTGATGCACTTGTAGACTTAGATCTGACAGGTACAACTACAGCAGCAGCCATAACAGCATCTGGTGCCATAACAGCATCTGGGGTTATTACTGGATCTACTATTGAAGCTACAGGAGATACTTCTGCTAGTGACAATGCAGCTATTGGATACACCGCTGCTGAAGGTCTAATTCTAACAGGTCAGGGTTCTACGAATGACGTAACTATTAAAAATGACGCTGATGCAGACGTATTAGAAATACCTACAGGAACTACAAATGTAGATATTGTTGGTGTCGCTACTGCTGCAACATTTGAACCTGATGGAGATACCGCTGCTGGGGATAATGCTGCTATTGGTTACACAGCAACAGAAGGGCTTATTCTTACAGGGCAAGGTTCCACCAATGACGTAACTATAAAAAATGATGCTGACGGAGATGTCATTGCTATCCCAACAGGAGGCACTGACGTTAACTTTCATGGCAACGTCAACATTCTAGCGGAGAACGATTTACGGCTACAAGATGCTTCTGGAGGACAATATATAGCATTGCAAGCACCCTCCACTGTTGCAAGTAATGTGACGTTAACGCTACCCGCTGACGATGGAGAGGCAAATCAAGTTTTAAGTACTGATGGTAATGGGGTATTAGATTTCATTACTAATAGCTACCTTGGTTTTGCTATAATTAACTCTGCTACTCCTATGGAGGCATCAGGACAATATGTATCAAATAGTAGTAGCGCGTTAACACATACGTTACCTTCGGGTGTAGCTGGGGCTACAATTATATTATCTAACGTGGGGTCTGGAGTAGTGACTGTGGCGCGTACCAGCAGTCAAAAAATAGATTCTGCTGCCGAAGATGGGACATTGAACCAAGGTGCTTCTGTGCAGTTTGTCTACGTTGATGGTACTGTTGGATGGCATACTTTATAGGACAAGATTATGGCGGTATTAGGCAACAGAGTAATAAAATCAATTCAAAGAGGCTCCACCGGGAAAGGCGGTGGTGGAGGTGATGTAACCATAAATGCTGTTGATCTGTCCAAAACGATAGTCAATGTTAGTGTAGCTACTGGTAAGCAACGATTTGCCAAAACTGATACTCCATCCTACGCATATCAACAAGCGATTGGCGCGGGTGTGTATCTTAGCGATAGTACAACGCTTACTGTAGTAAATGGGACTTATGACACAACCAGTGGCACTGGATATACTTTTTCAGTGCCATCAATCTATTATGAGGTAGTTGAATATGAGTAGTTTAGTTTATGCGGAGCTTGACGGTAATAACATATGCACTGGTGTGAATGAATACTTTCAAACTTTAAATAACCCGCCTTCCAATTACCAGCAAATAGATAGTTTCGATACTAGTGTTATTGGAAAAAGATGGAACGGTTCTTCTTTTGAAGAGGTGTAAGTACTAATGGAAGAATCCGAAGCTTTAGCTGAAATAAGAGCACATGAAAGAGAGTGCGCTGTACGTTGGGATAATATAAAAGTACGTTTAGAGCGTGGTTCTCAGCGCATGGATAGACTAGAGATTTCAATATGGGGAGTGTACCCGTTCATTTTAGCTACTGTATTTTTAGCTAAGCATTTTTGATATAATTAATTATGTTCGCTGAACTTGCAGCGATAGGTAGTGCTCTTAGTGCTATCAACAGTGCAGTATCTACTTATAAAGAA